TTGGTCAGTCGCAGGATCTCAAAGAGGAAGCGAAGATGACAGAGATCTCTGGCACGAAATGGTTAGGGTTATTGAAGACATACGGCCTAGATGGATCATTGGCGAAAATGTGTCAGGTTTTGTTACAATGCCAATGGGTCTCACAAGAAGTCTCGTTGACTTGGAAAGTATTGGGTATAAAGCCATACCATATCTTATTCCAGCTGCAGCCACGGATGCCAAACATAGACGAATGCGATGTTGGATTGTGGGCCACACCGAACACAATGGATCATCT